CGAGAATTTCTACCACCAAAAGGATGACTATCGTGCAAAGATGTCTGTCACCGAACAGACCAAGTCGTGGCGTCCACTTGAGTGGACTGCTATCGGTGCGAAATTGACGAATAGTGTGGTTGCTATCCGTACCACGCGCCAGGTGGATGGCAAGACCTTAGTACGTGAGGGTAAGGCTGTGTGTGTGGGTGGCAGACTCTATGTCACAGACAACCACATTCTTCCCGATGTCGAGTGTATCCTCGATGTCACGCGAGAACTTCACACGAGTGGTCTCACCACCAATGTTCGACGTGTTCTTGACCCTGGCATGATCAAGCGTTATCCTGATAAGGAGTTGGCTTTCTTTCAACTCTTGGACTCGTTCGATTGCAAAGATGTGTCGCCTTTCTTTGGTGCCGCGGATTTCCGAACCACCACTTCCGGTGCCATCATCGGCAGAAGTCAAGTTGGTGAGGCAGAGGTGATGCAGTTGAACAAAGTCACCAACATTGGATCACAGCACGTCACCCAGTTGGGCGATGTGACTCTCGATTTGTGGGAGTACAACACGCCGAAATCCTCGGCGGTGGGTATGTGCGGGTCCCTCGTGGTGGTTAGATCACCCTCAGGACCAGTCATTGTTGGTCTACATCTTCTCGGCCGGAACACTCTTTGTCATGCAGTGAGAGTCTCTTCGGAGGATATCACAGCTGCGAGAGAGCATTTCTTCCCTACGTTCTCCCCATCTTCGCCCATGCTTGAATCGAGAGATCGTAGTGTGGGTGTCACTCCCTTACACCCAAAGAGTGTTTTCCGGTTCATCGGACATGGAGCTGGTCGTGTTTTCGGTCAACTTACACTCCCCAGAGTGCAACCCAAGACTAGCGTGTGCAACACGATCTTCCACGATGTTGCTGTACGTGAGGGTTTTGTTGTGAGGTGTGGTGCCCCAGTTATGAAGGGTAAACGCTTATGGCGTCAGGCTGTCCTCCCCATAGTTGAGCAAGAATTCCAATTCCGAGAGAGTGTGGTTGCGGAGTGCGCTCGCGCTTACGTAGACGAAGTGTACACTGGTTTATCAGTGTCTGATCGGAAAGAGCTCGCCCAACCGTTGGACTTGGCTTCAGCCATCAATGGTATTCCTGGGCGCAAGTACATCGATAGCATCAATCGCAGTTCGAGTGCTGGTTTTCCCTGGATGCGGACAAAGAAGAGCGTGTGTGTCTCCATCCCCTCGGATGACACTTGGCAAGATCCCATCGACGTCAATGATGAGGTCAAAGAGCGCATGGAAACCATGTTCGCCAGATATCTCGACTCTGAACTCGTGCATCCTGTCTTCACCGCACATGCAAAGGATGAAGTGTTACCTCTACGCAAAGTCCTAACAGAGAAAACACGTGTCATGAATGGCGCACCTTTGGACTGGTCTCTTCTGGTTCGCATGGTCTACCTTCCTGTGGTTCGTGTGATTCAGAACAACAAGTTCCTTTTTGAGGCCATGCCAGGAGCTGTCGCCCAGAGTAGAGAGTGGGACGATATCTACCACCACATCACACAGTTCGGTGAGGAGCGAATGATTGCGGGAGACTACAAGGAGTATGACAAGCGTATGGACTCCACCTTCATCCTTTGGGCATTCTCTTGTTTGATTGACGTCACGAAGCGCTGTGGTGCTAACGAGGATACCATTCGCGTCATGTGGGGAGTTGCATACGATGTATCGAGTTCGTACTGCAACTTTGATGGAGATCTCGTGCAGTTCATGGGGAGTAACCCTTCTGGTCATCCCCTCACCGTTGTCATCAACTGTGTTGTCAACAGTCTGTACATGAGGTACTGTTACCGCGAGTTGAACCCAGAACGAGAGGTTTACTCCTTCCGTTCAAATATCGCTCTCATCACCTATGGGGACGACAATGTGGCGGGTTCAGCCGTCGACTGGTTCAACCACACCTCGGTGTCCCAGATGCTGTCCAGTGTCGGCGTCATATATACGATGGCCGACAAAGAGGCGGAGTCTGTACCATTTCTTCATGTTGACCAGATCTCTTTCCTCAAGCGGGGTTGGAGGTATGAGCCAGATGTTGATGCACGGGTGTGTCCCATCGAACATGCTACTCTGGACAAGATGATGACAGCATGGGTCCCCAGTGACACTCTAGGAGACTTCGCGCAAGGTGAACAGATTATCCAGAATGTCGGGGTCGAGTACTTCTGGTACGGAAGACAGGTCTTCGAGGAGAAGCAGGTGTTGCTTCGTAAGATTTTCAGCGAAACCATACCTGAGGAGTACTTGACGAAGAAGACCTTCCCCACGTGGGAGTCACTGGTCATTCGCTGGAAGGTGAGCAGTGGCCAGATGGACCCTCCTCTTGATGAGGAGGGTCATGTCGCTTAGGCGACACAATGGGCGTCCCCTCCACGTCCTTAGCATAAACCAAAGAGAGGGGGTAGGAGCGTGATCCCCTAGCACGTGGTCAAGTGCTAGGTGGCTGCTCCACCACCCCTAATTCACTTCCTTGTGTATTTGCAGTCATTGCCTGCCTCGTCTCAATCGTGCACCCGGAAACGGGGTAAGTCCGTAATAGACGTGTTTCAATACACGGGAATGAGTTCCTCCTATTTAGGAGGTGTCCCAAGGGGGGCTGACCATACCCAACTCGCCCGCGAAGATTAGGTGGTCTCGCGGGTTCAATATCACCAAACAAAACCTACAAAAACACTAAAACTCGCCGTGTGTCTCCGCACACACAAAGAAACCCGTTTCGACGGGTGGATCTCTCCCAACTCCAATCTGATGACCTTTCACAGGGAATCCAACATATCGTCACGCAAGAGAACATGCGTTTCGTGGATGCTGGTCTAGATCAGGTTGTCACAGCGCCAGACCTGGGCCCTTTTAGGCCCGACTCTGACACTGCTGCCGGCTTAGGGTCTTTCTTGAGTCGGCCTGTTCTCATCAACTCCTTTCAGTGGCAGGAAGGAGTAACGACGCCCATACAGGCGACGTTCAATCCGTGGACCGCGTATTTCAGTGATCCTGTCATCAAGCGCAAACTCGACAATTTCCGACTCATACGTTGTAAACTGCATTTGAAGTTTGTTGTCAATGCTTCTCCTTTCTACTACGGTGCAATGCGGGTGTCCTACTGTCCTTTGGCAACGGGTCAGGATAACTACTATACCACAGGAGACCAGATCAAGCTTTCGCAGACACCTGGTCTTTTTCTGGAGCCAGCCAACATGACGACCAGTGAAATGGAACTCCCATTTTTATGGCCCAATTCTTGGCTGGATGCTACAGAGATAGATGAGTTTTCGAACATGGGTCGTATCCAGTACGTCTTGTACTCCAAGTTACGTTCCGCCAACGGGGTTGCAGGCGCTAGTGCACGCATCGTGTGCTACGCTTGGACCTCAGAGGTCGAAACCGCTGGTCTCACTTCACTGAGCGCTCTTCAGTCAGATGAATATGAGCAAGAAGGCTCAATAAGCGGACCAGCCTCAGCTGTCGCAAACGTAGCTGCCAAGTTGGCATTTGTACCAGGTTTGGGACAGATGGCAACCGCCACAGCTATTGGGGCATCAGCAGTTTCCGGCGTAGCTCGTCTTTTCGGGTATTCCAATCCCCCCGTGATCAGTGATTCGATGCCATTCACACCAAAAGCCTTCCATGCTTTTAGCAGTGTGGACACTTCAGTTCCCATGGACAAGCTAACACTTGATCCGAAGAATGAAGTGACGGTGGATAATGCTGTCACAGGGGCAGGTTCTGACGATCCTCTCGACCTGACTACCTTACTCTCACGAGAAAGTTTCGTACAGGGAACTTTATGGACGGGGTCTTATGCAGAAGGAACGATCCTGTGGACAGCACCGGTCACACCCATCGTGTCTCAACAGATTGTCAGTGCTCCCCAGACCTATGTGAACTACACTCCAGCAGCCTATTTCGGTAAGCTTTTCAGGTTCTGGCGTGGTTCTATTACGTATAGGTTCCGTTTCATCAAGTCACGGTACCATACTGGACGCTTGCAAATCACATGGGACCCAGCTGGAGAGCCCACTGGAGATTACGACACAACCACCCAAGTTCGCATTGTTGATCTTCAACAAGAGGATGAAGTTACTGTCACGATTCCATACAAACAGCCTGCGGCATGGATGTTAGCCACAGACTACGCAGGCAATTTCAGCAACGGAACTTCCCCTACGTACGTTTTTGACAAGCGCGCCCACAATGGAGTTATTCAAATTCGCACTCTGACGACACTCACTGGGCCTGCTGCATCCCCCCAAATCGACATTCTCGCTTTTGTTGCAGGGACGGATGATTTGGAGTATTCAGTCCCGAATGAATTACCCCCGAATTATTCCGATTCAGCATTACAGTCCGAAGATGTGGTGGTGGAGGAACCACTCATCGGTGGGCAACAACCTGAAGAGGAAATGTCGGTGGATCTAGTCACAGTGGGTGAGACCGTTAAGAGTCTTCGGACTCTTTTGCACCGTTCTTCCTTTGTGCAGACCCAGGTTGCAGGCAATCCCCGCAATGGTTCAGTCACATTCGTTTCAGATGGTGTACAGAATTGTGTCAACTATTTCCTACGTTGTCCGACGGGACCAGGATTCGGTAGCCTCTCATCCAATTGGGCTATTAAGTCACTTACCGCTGGTAGCGCCCCATTCATGTTTGCCGCACAACATCCACTCAATTGGGTTATAAATTGCTTCACAGGGTATCGAGGTTCCATCGTCCACCACTTTAATGTGGAGAATAATGGTAATCTACCAGTCTCTTACTTTGCCGCCGAGAGAGACAATCGCTCGCCCGTGATCGCAACCACGTTGAATCCACGTACGTCGTTCACGGTCACGACCAACATTAGTGGTTCATCCGGTTTGCCCCGTGTAGCCGTTACGACTACGAACTCTGTCAATCGACGTCTGCAAGGAGCTCGTGGTATGGCGATGACCAATTGTGAGACCCAGACAGCTCTTTCGGTTGTCACACCGCAGTATTCCCAGTGGCGCTTTCGTCCAGCGTATGGTCCTGTTAGGGATATTTATCCCACCACAGCCTATGATGAGATCGAAAGTATTCGGGTGGATACGAACTTCCGTGCTACTGGTGTGGACGGTACATCAGCTTGGCCGATCCTCGCCCATTATGCGGCAGCTGGGGTTGATTTCAATCCCGTGTACTTTGTGTGTACTCCCACATTGTACAACTTCGGTGTTCCATCACCAGACGATGCCTATGCACCGTAAGTCTGAAAGGACAAAGACCCCTTGTCAGAGGACTCTGATAAATCTATCGAATCGTTCGATAGTCAAGCACACGCTTGCCTGCATGTTTTCATAACTTGACAGGTCGGCCAGTAAACAACATCTCGTTTGATGGCGTTTGCCGGTCAGACGGTACGTTTTCATACTGGTTTCAGA